TATCCCTGGTACTGATACAGGCAGTGTGCTGTTCAATTGCCTCGATCATCTCTTCACGGGTAACTAACGATGTTCTCATAGTCCCTCCTGAGCAGAAGCGTTAACAGGGAGGCACCAGTAACTGAGAGAATTGCGTGAATCAGTGGAAAAACGGGCAGAGAAAATACATGGGGCGTCAGGAAGCTGAGAACGTGCCTCATCTTCTGTCGGTGCAATAACGAAGTGATAGTGACGTTTTTGGCAGGAGTAAAAGCGCCAGATAAATTCAGGATGAGCAGGGGTAGGGATAGTAGCCACAATGGCAGCCTCCTTTTGCTAATTTAAGGAGCTACCGCGTGAGGTCTCAATCTCAATGGCGGTAGCACTGACTGGGTTGAGACTACCGGCGCAAAAGGGAACCGGCCTGCCTTTCGGCAGCCCAGCCAGCACTACCATTGATCTCTGAGCTAAACGCTACGTATGGCTGTGCGATGGCATGACACAAAAAAAGACGCTTTTGGCGTCTGTGTCGCCTTTTGCATTATCCGGGGTCTCAATCCCGGCACCCGTTTTAATGAGGTGCCTGATAAGCATAAACCGAAAATGCCTCAAGGCGCAAGAGGTCAGGTTCAATGTAACATCGGTAGTTAAAAAACACAATTCATTAGAGCAAATGTTCATTCATTAAGCCATGCCAGAGCTTCATCAACCTGCGCTTCGTCTTCGACGCTAAGCACTTCATCCTGGGGAACATAATCCGCCAGCATAGCGAAACAATATGTATCCCAATGGTCTGGTGAGTGCAGGTTGAGTTTTTTCTTCATATCCTCCTTACTCATCACCTTCCATTGACCTGCGGAGTTAATCCCTACAGGGATTTTCGACGCTTCCTCAATAGTTTCATTACCCTTATCCAGTCTCATACGACCAGATTTTACGGCCTCTGCGGCTTGAACATTGGCATAAGCACGTTTATCAAAGTACAGGCTCTTATCTTCACGGCTATGCATCTTTTTACCCCAGCGTATACGCTGTACGGTAATACCATAATACTCGTACATCAGATCCGCTGTTGCTTTACCCAGCCCATCGCCGTCTATCGCTATGGTGATATTTGGGAATCGCTCAGGATTACATTCTGCGAAAATTTTGGCGGCAAGCTGCGTTTCTGTAACGTCTGTGTATTCCAGCATTCGATAGTTGATTACACGGCGTTTATTTCTCTGGCCGGACACCATCATGATATTGATAACGGACTTATCCCGTCCCGTACCACCAGCAACGTCCACACATGCAAGCCAGCCCCATCCTTTGGCAATCTTGACTTTCCGCCGCGTCGCACGTTCAACCTCATCACGTCCAAGAAGGAAGCCATCCTGTGATTTAGGGAATAGTCCGCGTACCTTAATCATGTACATAGGGTTATCACGCCCGCCGTACTCCGCCAGCTTCATTTTGATAAATGCTGGCGTTACCAGCGGTGATTCCTCACTGTTAAGCGTGATCGCCGTATAAACGCCATCAGGGTTACCAGGACGCTTGGCCAGTTTATGGTGAGTATCGTAGAAATAGCCGCTTGGGCGTGTAGGCTGTGACAGTAATAAGATGCGGTTATCCTGTCCGGTAAGAGCACCGGTGATGATACCGAAAGCTCTATCACTGACACCGGAGGCTTCATCGATAATATACAGAAGATGATCTGCGTGTTCACCGGCGAGAGCTTCTTCACTTCCCAGACGAAAGCCCTTCGGTACTACAGTCCATACACCTTTACCAGTAACCTCATAGAAAGCGGTTTCTGTCAGAACAAAATAATCAGCAAGCCATGGAAAACGGCTGGTGGCAGTAGCCCAGTTTATCTTGATGTACTTGAATATACCGGTCATTACCTGCTGAATTTTGTTCGCAACGATAATGGCGCGGGCACCGGGATACATGATTATGAACAACATGATCATGATAGAAGTCATGTCTGATTTCCCGGTACCGTGACCAGACGAAACAGATGTCTTGCTACCCTGTTCCTGCACAGACTCAATAATCAGATCCTGCTGCCAGGTAGGTGTTTTGCCGAACAAAACATCAGCGGCAGCAATCCAGTCATAACGATATAGCGCCACCAGCTCGCGCCAACGTGGATCCGTTACGCAACTTCTGGCCATTAATCATCATCCCCGTATAGCTTGCGGGTAACTTCTTCGTCTTCCTCCTCGTCTTCGTCCAGGTCTTGTTCCAGCCATGGTTCGTTTGATACACCTTCAGTATCAACATCTCCATAACCGCCTGTATCAACGATATCGGCGATTTCTTCCCTACGTTGCTCAATCCACAATGCAGCATCGGCGCGGCGGTTGGCGGCCCGTTCTCGCGCAACTTTGTCCAGATCTTCAAGAGAAGGGCCACCGACGGCAGTTTGCCTTTCCTCATCATCGGTATTTGTCTTAGGAGCACGCAGATCGGCTTTGATTTGCTCCAGCATCAGGGGCGGCACTTTCCCGCCATGCGCCTCGATGAATTCAGCTGCTTCCAGCACTGACCAGTTATTTTCACGCTTTCGTTCGTATGCCAGCTTAACAATGCCAGCTTGCCCCATAGACAAAGCGTGCTTTTCCGCCTCCCGGCTTTCTTTTCGATAGTTATTCCGGATGCTGTAAATGGTGTTGATCAGGCTGCTTATCTGCGCGGAACAGCTGTTTAGCATGCTCGCGATACGGTATTCAGGCGGAGTACCTTCATCATCGTCTTTTTGCTGATCGCGCATTTCCTGCACCAGGCGAATACACGTATCCCTGGCGTTCTCCAGCATAAGGAGATGAGAAAGAGACTTTTCCAGAAGTGTGGTTTCCAGAACATCGGCCCCGGACCGACGCAACATAGCGCGCGCGGCCTTCCGCGCTTCAACGTTATCTATCAGGTAATCGCCAGCTTCGAATTCAAAGCGTTCACCATCATCATCCAGGGTGTCGCGTTCCAGGCGATCACGTAAGGTACGGTGGGCGCGGGTGATCACGTCATGATCATCAGAACGATCATTTATGCGCTTATTTTGGCGCTTAGCGTTCTCGACTGCGGCACTGACAACAGCATTAACTCTTTGTTTTTCAGCCATTTCAGCCACAACGTGATCACCTGCACGTTGATCATTAGCGTGATCAATGATCATGCTTTTTAGTGGTTTCCTGACAGGCTTATTTGGCTTACGGCTGTCCGCTGTTCCGGTGTCTTCTTTGAATGCACGGAGATAACGACGTGCGGTGTTTGGGTTGAGATTAAACTCGGCGGCATATTGTGCGATGGTGTAACCACCATCTCGCGCCAGGCGAGCAAAATTCTTCTTGTGATCGTCCCAGGTCACTTATGCTTCCTTTCGTATAAAACTCTTTTTGACGCGAGGGTAACGAAAGTCACATGTCAAAAGGCCCGGAACGGGCAAGCAATCAATCAGATACGTGCGGATGTGGCATTACCGTAATGACGGTGCTGACGGACCACCTTATTGAAAAGTTGACGCGCCATTACCCAAGGCTGGTGCTCCCGGCGTTCCTTTTCGTCCTGCGTCATATAGAGTTCGTTCTGGAGTTTTTCATCAAACCGGCGCGGAGCGCGACTGCGGCGAAAGAATTCAGGATTCAGAGAGTGGATCTGAAATCTACGTGGGCGTGTACTGTCATCAATCAAAACAGACGAATACTTAGACACAGCGATAGCCTTTAAGCGCAGATAAACATCGCGCTTATCGACATCCAGATGCGGGTATTCCTTTTCAAGAATTGCTGCGAGTTCTTTCGCTGATAGAAGAGATTTAGTGCGGATCATGTAATCCGCAATCTCGTACGATGTTATTCGTGAGTGATTTATTTCCATGAAGTGGCGTCCCTGCCAGTTAAGTAACATCCTGTCACCTACTGATTAGCCCATGTCAACTAATCAACGTCGAATATAATACCCTAGATTAAAGAAATAGCAATACATTAGAGCAATTTTATCTAACACTCGACGAATGACTTGTGATAGCGCCGACTCCAAGCGCGTAATCAAAGAACAATCGTTGATGCATCGCCAGCCTACCGTGCGTCTTCTCCCAATTATCGCGGTCACGCTCAATATCACGCTGGCATGACTGGCACAGAGGAATAGCATAAATGTCATGCGCGCATAATCGACTATGACGAACGATATAAGGCGTAATGTGAGCGCCAGCTCCCGCAGCTCCACAGCCACAGCATGGACGGGAAGCCACAAAGTCCATGTACTCGGGCAATTTTAGCGATTGAAGTTTTGGTATCTTGAAATGCGCCATACCTGGGTCGGAGTCAACATCCACAGGGCATACTTTTGCACGCATCGGCGCGGCGCGTTCTTCCATCATCTGAACATATGCTGTAGCGCGATCGTCATACGGGCGAATATCCGCCTCTTTCAGAGGTCCGCTATCCTGCGGAGTAGCCTTCATCTTATTTATTGATATGCGGCAGACTTCTTCCGGCATCAGGTGCATCATGTTGCGCATGAAAGCCCACCAGCACAGCTCCTGAATACTTAAATCATGGCTATTTGAAAGGCCCATTTCCTGACGGGCGACATCCAGTATCCAGTTAACGCGATTATTGTGCAGCGTTTCTTTCAGCTCATTAAAACCACGCATCCGATAATGGTTATCGTGATGCCAGCACAACAACACCGCGCTATTGTCTCGTTCAGCGTGGACAATATGGTTGTCACACCAACTACGATCTGCGGCCTGGCATTGACCCTCTTTCCTACGCAACCACGCCACCAGCGCGTCAATTCCACCAATACGGCGAAACAGTTCATCGCTGTTAAAAAACGGCTGCAACGCCTCATTTGTTGCCATAGTTTGCTCGGAAACAACGAGGCCGTCGTCCATGTGCTCGATTAACTCACGCGGCACCGGCTCCATAATAAATTTACGGCCAGCCTCCACCAGCTTTCTGACCTCCTGATCCACTTTGAACGTGGCGAGGCCAAGCTCTTTCTGTACAAAGGGAGTAATTACGGCTTTCACATCACACCTTTAATCACTGATTGGGCTTTATCTGCTGCCCGGCATTCTCTGTTTAAGCACAACCATTTCCTGACGGCATAACACAGCAATAGCTGTCCTGGCACCAATTTGCTTACCAACCAGGTATTGCTTTACCTCGCGGCGACTCACGCCATCAAGAAGCATCTTTAACGCTTCACGGGACAATTTGTTGTATTTACGTGCCATTAATCTACTCCGCAGAACCATACAATCTACGTAACGTGTCGGCGACAGAAGATACAGATATCTCTCCGGTCGCAGCCCCTACGGTAAGGTCTGCCAGTTCTGGTGAATCAAATACCTGCACCCCGTTACGGCGTAGAAATAGCAGCGCACTGTTTAGCGCGGTACGCTTATTGGCATCATTGAATATATGCCCTCTCGCAGTAGCCACCAGGTAGGTGGCGGAGACTTCGAAAAGGTCGGTGATATCTTCGTAGGCAACTCTGGCCTGAACTCTCCCGATAATGGCCTCTGCCCTACCCGGATCTGACATTCCCGGCAGGCCGCCGTAGCGGTTTATATTCGCATCATGAAGCGCAATAAGTTCTTCCGGTGATATATGCCTCATTATCGGTTAACCAGTTCCTTGTTGGTGGAGTCCAGGGTGTCAAACAGGGATGCAAATTCAGCATCCAGCGCCGCTTTTTTGTAGGCTTCAAAAGTAGCCTTGCTGACAATTACTGCTGGCTCACGGCCTCTGCGGGTGATTTCAACCTCTTCCCCGGCTTCAACATTGTTGAGCACTTCAGAAAGGTTGCCGCGCGCGGTACGGAAGTTAATGGATTGCATAAACACCTCGTGTACTCGTTATGTGTACACAATTATAAACTTCACAGGCATAAAGCACCAGCACTTTGCGTCTTAACAAACCTCTAGGCAGGTCATTCGTTACCTAATGTCCGAACTGCTAAAGCATCCAAGTTGCTGTAGAATCACCGCCAATTACATAAGCCTGAAATAAGTGGATGAAAATGACAAGTATTCAACAACGTGCAGAGCTTCATCGTCAAATCTGGCAAATTGCTAACGATGTCAGGGGTTCGGTCGATGGATGGGATTTTAAGCAATACGTTCTGGGCGCACTTTTCTACCGTTTTATCAGCGAAAATTTTTCCAGTTATATTGAAGCCGGTGATGACAGTATCTGTTATGCGAAACTGGATGACAGCGTAATTACTGATGACATTAAAGACGATGCCATCAAAACTAAAGGCTACTTCATCTACCCCAGTCAGCTTTTCTGCAACGTAGCTGCGAAAGCAAATACTAATGACAGACTGAATGCAGATTTAAACAGCATCTTCGTTGCTATCGAAAGTTCTGCTTACGGTTATCCTTCAGAAGCTGACATCAAAGGTTTGTTTGCTGATTTCGATACCACCAGTAACCGCCTGGGTAACACCGTTAAAGATAAAAATGCCCGCCTGGCTGCGGTTCTGAAAGGGGTTGAAGGGTTAAAACTTGGTGACTTCAACGAACATCAGATTGACCTGTTCGGTGATGCCTATGAGTTCCTGATTTCTAACTATGCGGCAAATGCCGGTAAGTCAGGCGGTGAGTTCTTTACACCGCAGCACGTCTCCAAGCTGATTGCACAACTGGCTATGCACGGGCAGACCAGCGTTAACAAAATCTACGACCCGGCAGCGGGTTCCGGCTCACTGTTGTTGCAGGCGAAAAAACAGTTTGATAACCACATCATCGAAGAAGGCTTTTTCGGTCAGGAAATCAACCATACGACCTATAACCTGGCGCGTATGAACATGTTTTTGCACAATATCAACTACGACAAGTTTGATATCAAGCTGGGTAATACACTGACTGAGCCGCACTTCAGAGATGAAAAACCGTTTGACGCCATCGTTTCTAACCCGCCGTATTCGGTGAAATGGATTGGCAGCGATGACCCGACGCTGATTAACGATGAACGTTTTGCCCCGGCTGGCGTTCTGGCCCCCAAATCCAAAGCTGACTTTGCGTTTGTATTACATGCGCTGAACTATCTTTCGGCCAAAGGTCGCGCTGCGATTGTCTGCTTCCCAGGCATTTTTTACCGTGGCGGCGCGGAGCAGAAAATCCGTCAGTATCTGGTCGACAATAACTATGTCGAAACCGTGATTTCACTGGCACCGAATCTGTTCTTTGGCACCACTATTGCCGTCAATATTCTGGTGCTGTCTAAACATAAAACGGATACCAAAGTTCAGTTTATTGATGCCAGCGAACTGTTCAAAAAAGAGACTAACAACAACATTCTGACCGATGCTCATATCGAACAGATTATGCAGGTATTTGCCAGCAAGGAAGATGTTGCTCATCTGGCGAAATCTGTTGCGTTTGAGACTGTTGTCGCGAATGACTATAACCTGTCGGTGAGCAGCTATGTGGAAGCGAAAGATACTCGCGAAATTATCGATATCGCTGAGCTGAATGCTGAGCTGAAAACCACGGTCAGCAAAATCGACCAGTTGCGTAAAGATATTGATGCGATTGTGGCTGAAATTGAAGGCTGCGAGGTGCAGAAATGAGCGAGATGAGTTATCTGGAAAAATTGCTGGATGGGGTTGAGGTTGAGTGGAAGACTCTCGGAGAAGTCGCAAAATATGTACGTGGTTTAATTTATAGCAAATCGAGTGAAAGCGCGGATGGTCAAGGCTATAAAGTGCTTCGCGCTAACAATATCACGCTGTCTAATAATTGTTTAAATTTAAATGATGTCAAGGTGGTGAGGTTCGACACCAAAGTAAAGAGTTCGCAAAAGCTATATAAGAACGACATTCTAATTAGCGCAGCAAGTGGTAGCCGTGAACATGTCGGTAAAGTTGCTTACATAGAATCTGATATTGACTACTACTTTGGCGGATTTATGGGGGTCGTCAGATGCGATGAAAAATTAAATCCACGTTATTTATTTCACGTTTTAACAAGTGATATTTTCCAAAAATATCTTGATGAAATGTTGAATAGCTCAACCATTAACAACTTGAACTCAGCCGTAATGGGAAGATTCAAAATCCCATTACCCTGCCCGGACAACCCGGAAAAGTCCCTAGCCATCCAGTCTGAAATCGTTCGGATTCTGGACAAATTTACTGCACTTACCGCTGAGCTTACCGCTGAGCTTAGCATGCGTAAAAAACAATACAACTACTATCGCGACCAGTTGTTGAGTTTTAAAGAGGGTGAGGTTGAGTGGAAAGCTTTGGGGGAAATTGGTGAAGTTCGTATGTGTAAACGAATCCTAAAATCACAAACATCTTCTGAGGGAGAGATTCCATTTTATAAAATTGGGACATTTGGTAAGGAACCCGATTCCTATATATCTAGAAAACTATTTAATGAATTTAAAGAAAAATATAGTTATCCTAAAGTTGGCGAAGTATTGATTTCTGCCAGTGGGACCATCGGCAGGACTGTTATATTTGATGGTAGGGAATCATATTTCCAGGATAGCAATATTGTCTGGATTGAAAATAATGAAAAAATAGTTTTAAATAAATATTTATTCTATTTCTATAAAATAGCAAAATGGGGAATATCTGAAGGTGGAACTATTAAAAGACTTTATAATGATAACTTAAGAAAACTTATGATACCAGTACCATTTCCTGATTCTCCTGAAAGATCGCTAGTTGAACAACAAAAAATAGTGAAATTACTGGATAAATTTGATGCTTTGACCAATTCCATCACCGAAGGTCTTCCGCGTGAAATCGAGTTGCGCCAGAAACAATACGAGTACTATCGTGATTTACTGTTCAGTTTTCCCAAACCTGAAACTATCAGTAACTAATTGACCATTGCTACCGACCGGATCACCTTAACATCCGGTCTATATAGAGACTATTTTTTACACGCCGGAAGTCGCCCTTAAAGCCCTTCCGGCCCTTGCCAGACGGCACAAAGGATGCGCTATGACTCATCAAACACACACCATTGCTGAATCCAATAACTTTATCGTTCTTGATAAGTACATCAAAGCCGAGCAAACAGGCGACAGCTACCAGAGCGAATCGGACCTGGAACGTGAACTGATTCAGGATCTGCGGAATCAGGGCTATGAATTTATTTCCGTAAAATCTCAGTCGGCGATGCTGGCCAACGTTCGGGAACAGCTTCAGAACCTCAATGGTGTGGTGTTTAATGACAGCGAATGGCGGCGTTTCACGGAGCAGTATCTGGATAACCCGAGCGATGGCATCCTGGATAAGACCCGTAAAATCCATATCGACTATATTTGCGACTTTATTTTTGATGACGAGCGTCTTGAGAACATCTATTTGATAGATAAAAAGAATCTCATGCGCAACAAGGTGCAGATTATCCAGCAGTTTGAACAGACGGGTTCTCATGCTAACCGTTATGACGTCACGATCCTGGTTAATGGCTTACCGCTGGTACAAATCGAACTGAAAAAGCGCGGCGTGGCGATTCGTGAGGCCTTTAACCAGATACATCGTTACAGCAAAGAGAGTTTTAACAGCGAAAATTCTCTGTTTAAGTATCTGCAACTGTTTGTCATTTCCAACGGCACCGATACCCGTTACTTTGCCAACACGACAAAGCGCGATAAAAACAGTTTTGACTTCACCATGAACTGGGCGAAATCAGACAACACGCTGATTAAAGACCTCAAAGACTTTACCGCTACCTTTTTCCAGAAACATACCCTGCTTAATGTTCTGGTGAACTACAGCGTGTTTGACAGTAGTCAGACGCTACTGGTGATGCGACCGTACCAGATTGCAGCTACCGAACGGATCTTATGGAAAATCAACAGCTCCTATAAAGCGAAAAACTGGTCTAACCCCGAAAGCGGTGGCTTTATCTGGCACACCACTGGTTCCGGTAAAACACTGACCAGCTTTAAAGCCGCGCGTCTGGCAACTGAACTGGACTTTATTGATAAAGTCTTCTTCGTGGTCGACAGGAAAGACCTCGATTACCAGACCATGAAGGAATATCAGCGTTTTTCGCCAGACAGCGTCAACGGCTCGGAAAATACCGCAGGTCTTAAACGAAATCTGGATAAGGACGATAACAAAATTATCGTCACCACTATTCAGAAACTTAATAACCTGATGAAAGCAGAAAGCGACCTGCCTGTATACAATCAGCAAGTGGTGTTTATATTTGATGAATGCCACCGCAGCCAGTTTGGAGAAGCGCAGAAAAACCTGAAGAAGAAATTCAAACGCTATTATCAGTTTGGTTTTACCGGCACCCCTATTTTCCCGGAAAATGCCTTAGGCTCAGAAACGACCGCCAGCGTATTTGGTCGTGAATTGCATTCGTATGTAATTACCGATGCGATTCGTGACGAAAAAGTGCTCAAATTCAAGGTGGACTACAACGATGTGCGGCCACAGTTTAAGTCTTTAGAGACAGAAACTGACGAGAAAAAACTGAGTGCGGCTGAAAATCAGCAGGCGTTTCTTCATCCCATGCGTATTCAGGAAATCACGCAATATATCCTGAATAATTTCCGCCAGAAAACCCACCGTACCTTCCCTGGCTCAAAAGGTTTTAATGCTATGTTGGCAGTGAGCAGCGTGGATGCCGCGAAAGCCTATTATGCGACGTTTAAACGGTTACAAGAAGAAGCCGCTAATAAATCGGCTACCTATAAACCGCTGCGTATTGCGACAATCTTCTCCTTTGCCGCCAATGAAGAACAAAATGCCATTGGTGAAATTTCCGATGAAACTTTTGATACCAGCGCAATGGACAGCAGTGCTAAAGAGTTTCTGGACGCTGCAATTCGTGAATATAACAGCCATTTTAAAACTAACTTTAGCACCGACAGTAACGGTTTTCAGAACTACTATCGTGATTTAGCCCAACGGGTTAAAAATCAGGATATCGATCTGTTAATTGTCGTGGGAATGTTTTTAACCGGCTTCGATGCTCCAACATTAAACACGCTATTCGTCGATAAAAACTTGCGTTTTCACGGCCTGATGCAGGCATTCTCCCGCACCAACCGCATTTATGACTCGACTAAAACCTTCGGTAATATCGTCACGTTCCGGGATCTGGAACGCTCAACTATTGATGCCATAACGCTGTTTGGTGACAAAAACACCAAAAATGTGGTATTAGAAAAGAGTTATACAGAGTATATGGAAGGCTTTACTGATGCTGCTACTGGTGAAGCTAAACGCGGCTTCATGACAGTAGTTTCAGAACTGGAACAACGGTTCCCTGACCCTACCAGTATTGAAAGTGAAAAAGAGAAGAAAGACTTCGTTAAACTGTTTGGCGAATACCTGCGTGCCGAGAACATCCTGCAAAACTATGATGAATTTGCCACGCTAAAAGCCCTGCAACAAATCGATCTTAGCGATCCTGTTGCGGTAGAAAAATTCAAAGCAGAACATTATGTGGATAATGAAAAGTTCGCTGAATTGCAAACAATTCGTCTCCCTGCTGATCGCAAGATTCAGGATTATCGTTCTGCCTATAACGATATTCGCGACTGGCGGCGCCGTGAGAAAGAAGCTGAGAAAAAAGAGAAATCAACCACTGACTGGGATGACGTAGTTTTTGAGGTCGATTTGCTGAAGTCTCAGGAAATAAACCTGGATTATATCCTTGGACTGATTTTCGAACACAACAGACAAAATAAAGGCAAGGGCGAAATGATCGAAGAGGTCAAACGCTTAATTCGTTCAAGCCTAGGGAACCGTGCTAAAGAGGGCCTGGTGGTCGATTTTATTCAGCAAACGAACCTGGATGATTTACCGGACAAAGCCAGCATCATTGACGCATTCTTTACGTTTGCTCAACGCGAACAGCAACGTGAAGCAGAAGCATTGATAAAAGAAGAAAATCTCAATGAAGATGCAGCAAAACGCTATATTCGCACGTCTTTAAAACGCGAATATGCCACCGAAAATGGCACAGAATTAAACGAAACATTACCAAAACTTAGTCCGTTAAATCCGCAATATAAAACGAAAAAACAGGCAGTTTTCCAGAAAATCGTCTCGTTTATTGAGAAGTTTAAAGGCGTAGGCGGAAAAATATAGCCCAATTCGTGTTTTTCTTGCGGGTTCTTAATTAAACCCGCAAGAGACCGTGGGGTTCCAAATGGCTAATATACTCCCCTTACCTATGCGCGACAATGCTGCCAAAAGTGATAGAGAACAGCCAGAAATAGATCGCGGTCATAATGATTTTGAATGCCGTGTTCATATTTTCAGCTCCTGTGATTGATTGGATACATGCCGCGCCTTGCGGCATGTTTTTATTTTCACTTTCTCTGCTTTAAAAATCAAGATTTATTAGAGTAATTATTGTTGGTGAAGAAGCGCATTTTCATACTCCCTGACTATTAACGTAAGTACGCCGTGACTCCTGAAAACACGCGCCACTTCAATCTTATCTTCCAGCGCGAACGCAATTTTACTTAGACCAATTTTCTTCAGGAGATCAATCTTTGCTGGACCGTCATTTCTGTCATCGGTGGCAGGACGCATAGATAGCAAAGGCTCAGCCCCATTTGTTACGTGCTTACGCAACCAGGCTCGTGTTTTATCCCTGGCTATCTCACAGCGCCCGGTTACAAACCAGAGGGTGTAAATGCCGGACAACTGGCGCACCATATCAATAACTGGAGTGATGGGAGCATCAGTGTCACAGGCAAGGTTAAACTCGTTCCAGTGCTCTGTTAATGCACCTTTGCCAGGTGGTGGAAGTAAATGCAGTCTGTCTTCAGTTGCCTCTGATATTGTTCCATCAATATCGACTATGACGATATACGGACGTTCCTGGTGTGCGTGTTTATTGAAAATACTCAAATGCCCTCCTCATTGGACGAAAAAAATGCTGGTGGGCGCACTCCACCAGCATTAAAAGTGACACTGTAACTATCAGCGGACGTAAATAGTGCCGCCGTTCTCTTTTTCCCATGCATCGCTACGTGCATAGCAAACATCGAGAAGTCTTCTTGCCGCTGTTTCCTCTAAACCCAATTCGACCACCAACTGCTCATGACGGCGGGTAACCACATCAAACAGGGTATGCAACCCTTTAGTTGCCAGTTCATCAATGAATTCCGGTTCGAACGGTAGCTCTGCATCTGCCAACATAACCTCTTGCGCCCACTCGACACGGCGGACCAGTTCCGGGCGGCGGCTTTCCATCTCTTTACAGATCAATTCATGGAAGAACTCTACCCAACCTTCCGGCTGGAACTCGCGGAAAATGGCCAACGGCTGGAAGTTTGGCATCAACCATTCGTTGATCCGGATATCAATGGCATAGCCCATGTCGCAGCAGAACTGATAAGCAAAGTCCAGCTTAGAAACGATATAAGGACGCTCGTTATTGAACTCTTTAGGCGATGAGATCCCATAAGCCAGGAGGCGCGGGAAGAAGGAGATTTGCCCTAACGTCGGATGAAGTTTGCTTGCAGGGAAACGGCGCTCAGTAATGCCATACATTTCCTTCTTGAGCGTCGCAAATTTGGCATTCTCATTAACCAGCGCGGTAACCTCTGCTTTTTTATTAGCAAATGCCACGCGCGCTTCGCTTGCATCTTTAATAGTTTTTTTGAGCTGTTGGTTAAGGTCGGCGACCTGCTTACGCAGTTCCTGTCGCTCGCTTTTAGCTTTGTTATAGCGTTTCTCAAGGTTAAAAGGATCAAGTTTCATGATCTCTTTATATTGAGATTTTAGCGTTGAAATCTGTGAGTTCCGCAGTTCAACCATCGCGGTCATTTCATTGAGTTTTGTTTCCAGCTCAATGCTTATACGTTCGGCATTATCAGCACGCTGGTTGGAGTCATGCGTCGCATCGTCGATCGCGTCCTGTTGCTGGCGTTTCAAATGTTCAATTTGCAGCTGAAGCTCTTCAATTTCTTTACCCTTCAGACCGAGATCCAACTGCATATTTTCAGCTGCATCTACCAGGGAGTTATGGCTATCAGCTTCTGCGTTATAAACATCAATAAGCTGTGCGTGAAGCATCTCCGCTGACTGAACCGCATTATCAAAAAAACGTGCTGTGAGGTCATCACAACTAACGCGGCGTTGCGCGGCCCGGATGTTCTGGATAATGGCCGGGATACCGGCATTCAGGACATCAGGGATAGATACATTTTCGATTGATTGCTTTTGTGCTGAAGTGCTCATTTCAAAGTTCCGTATTAGCTTGTGCTTCGGTCATTTTTCCTAAGTATGAAGGAGGAAGGACTACGCAATTTGTATCCAGTCCCTCACCTATGGCAGCCTGTAAAATTCTGGCTAAGGTGAGTCTCTTGTTGCGATACCTGGTGATGACATGCCTGATACCGCCGGTCGGCGTAACAAAGGCGATCAGCCAGTAGTGATATTTCCGTCGGAATGGCCACATAGTGCACCTTGTAAATTGCTCTAATAAAAAACGTGATGAGTGTACATCACGTTTTAAAAATATGGAATTATTAGAGCAATATTATTCTGATACTTGCTCAAAAAACGAGCTGGTAAGGGGAATCCAATCCTCTGACACTTCGCGAGGTCGCGGTTTGCCGTGGAAAAAGATTATTCGGCAGTCTTTTGGTAATGCCCCATTCCCCCTGGAGTAACGCGCGCTCGCATATTTCGAACCAGGTTCCACAACATCGGCCTTGTAACTTACAAACCATCCCGGATACAGATCCTGAAATGCTGGTGTATCATCACCCATAACCTTCCGCAAAAACCCCTGATCACCCCAGCATTCAGTAGTAACACAACGAGCAATCCAACCTTCCGGATCTTGCCAGAATGCACTCCAGATATGCGCTTTTACACTATTTGGTATCCACAGGGCACCGCTGCCACGATATTGTGGATGGTAAAAATCCCTAAGCATGGTGAAGTTGGTTGGTGGATTCTCTAGGATTGGGCGTATATCACCGGCAATAACCGTGTCCAAATCCAGATAGAACAGATCATCGGTTATATCCGGTCGGAACAACTCGATTTTCGCCCACCAGCCACGGCACTTTTGCCACTGGTTGATCAATGGGATAACTTTGACGCCAGGTACATGTAAACACTTCAGGTCTGTCAGGCAAATAATTTCATAGTCTTTTGGCAGTTGATTAACCAGCCACTGCACATCGGAAGCGTTATAGTCACCACCAGAGCGAAGAACTAAAGCAATCTTCATGCTGCACCATCACCTTTCACTTTCTTCAATGTCAGGTTTCCGCAAAATACGGCACCTGTGTCGATATAATGCTGATTCCAGAATGTCTTCGGGCTTTTCACCGGAGTGTGACCAAAGATAAAACGATCTGCGCCCGAAATTTCGCCACCAATATCATCCATCGAATCACTGATACGCTCGCGCGCCCAGACAACGTTGAAAAGCGGCACCTCCTTACCGAATTGATATTCATTATCCGGATAGTCGGCATGGGCTATAACGATAGTTTCTTGCCCGGTGTTCAACTCAATGATATAGGGCAGTCGTCTTACCAACTCCACCAGCGCCCTGGCTAATATTTCCTGATCAGCGTCCAGCATGAAGAACCATTGACCGCCATTCATTAGCCAGTTATTCACGTTGCCATCAGGACTTAACGCATCGAGCATCAACAGCTCATGGTTCCCCACTACTGCCCTGAACCAGGGCATCTGCAATAGTTCCAGAGATTCGACATTTTCAGTACCGCGATCGATAAGGTCGCCGACCGATATCAGTAAATCCTGCGCCGGGTCAAAATCCACACGATGGAGTTCGGACATCAGTCTGGTGTAGCAACCATGCAGATCACCAACAACCCAGACATTCCTGTATTTGGTACCGTCGATACGGTGATAAATTGTGGGTGCCATCATGTATTCTTCAGCCATTCTTTAAGAGTCATCTGCGGAATGCCTCCCATTTTCCCGCATGAAACAACGTCAATCTGTTCACGCGCAGACTGGAATAACAAAGGCAGGTGACTTAGATTTTTTGGCGTGCCGCCGGAGTGAACGCGTGGTTCTTGTGTAGCGTCAACGCCCACCAGGGCGACATGTTTGAATCCGATATGGAAAGCCAGGTTCAGAGCGCCATATGCACTATTGCCGCTGGCAATTTCATTCTCATCTTCGCAAAGTCCGAAATGTGCGGACCAGCGCCACGCCCACCACTCGGGAGAATTCGTATTTTTTGGCTCCATGCCACGTTCAGCCACACGACGGAAGCACAGAACGCCGTCTCTGACTTCACGTTCTTTAACATCGGGTAGTGCCATGCAATAACAAACACCACGGCGACGGCGGCCACGACCAACGCGCCGCATATTGTCTGGCGATGGATCAAGTGTGAAAAAATAAGAAGCGCGGTTCAGCCAGTCGATGGCCCCATTGACCGCTATAATCGGCACTCCGCGCGGCGCAACAAAGTTTGCGGCGCTTGGGCCACTGCCGACGATAATAACGCGATCACTGCCTCTAAATTTATTCTTGGGAAACATTGAATTGCACTGCTCCTACTTGCATTCAAAATATGTAAATCTGCGTGTTTTTTGCGGGTATCCAGGAACTGCTGTTGCCATTTTGAAATAGACACCTGCGTTGGATTCCGTAGGGCTTGAGGGTGCGCGCCATGCCAATGAAGGCCGTTTTGCAGAGAACAGTCATAGCCGACTAATACAACTACTTCAGCCCCTGATTCAGCAGCCAGACTGATAGCCTGCGCGCCGCTATTTACCCCTTCCGCCGGTCCACAATATCGCCTGTACTCCAACGAAAATGATTTCGCCGCCGCCAGGTTGGCTGTCACTTTGCGGAATTTCCCTCCCGGTATGGTGGATCCGTATTGCTTCCACCATGACAAATCACCGGCGTATAAGGCATAAATGTCATCGAACATCTGCCAGGAATTGTTAACCGCGATGATTGAACAGCCAGTTTTTTCTATAGCAGCACAGTCCTCACGAGTGAGTGACGGACCGCTACCGACACAAAAAATAGTCCTAGTCGCCCTGGGTGGTATGTTCATTCTCAGCTGCAAATTCAGCCTCCAGGCGAGCATTCATTTCAGCGATTACCGGGTCCACTACAGCATCTGCTTCCTGTTCATTACGCGGCATGATCGATGCCAGCGATTCATAATTAGCCTTGGATGACACGATTATTCTCCCGATGTTAATGTGCGCTGTATCAAAGAACACATATGCACTAATTAATTTATTATTTCACGTAGCGAACAACCACTTGTCACCGTTCAATACATGCTCAATAGCCTCACCCTTTTTAAGGCTCATGTATTCCAGGATGGCGGTTATCGCTTGTTCTGCACCATACGCAAGAACGACGTAGTAACCTTCCTCTCTAAGCCTGCGCATCCAGGCGATCTGCTCTTTCGTCGGGGCTTTACCATTTGGTTCTTTAAGCTCAATTCGCATGCCGTGATAAATACCGCATGCTTTATCGAGACTCATGTCCGGATAACCTTTTTTCTGCCCTTCAGCCTTCATTTTCCCGGCGGTTGCTTTTGAACGTTTCCCTCCGTTAGGCGTTGCATGCAACAGCTCATAGATGTCAGGGTGCTTGCGTTCGAAGTAATCAAAAATGAAAACCTGCTCGAAGTGCTCGCAATTTCCGTCGCGCAGGTCTGGGGTCTTTGCCAGTGCTGCAAGTGCCTTCGCATGTGGAGAAACTTCTTTTACCGGCGCAAGCGATAAGAATGGATCCTTTTTGGTTTTTGGCCTGGACTGCCCCTTATTTCTACGCTCACTAAAAGCCTGAAACTCTTCCTCAGTAAAGCGCAACATAATCAGTCAAATCCTGCCGGTCGCATGCCATATTTACGCTGTTTTGCTGCCTGCTCTTCCCTGTGCCATTGCGCACACTCAGCGTCACAATAGATGCCTGATTCAATCGGTTCATTGCAGTAACGACACTTACCTGTAAATACCTGACTCACGACCTGTGCCTGCTTTCTGATGTTATCGATGGCCATGTCTTTGAGAGCTTCTAACTGATTCATGCTCAGCTCTGCATCATCAACACGTTCTGCCAATTTTGTTTCCTCGTGAAGAACCTACTTAAGGGCAGAATGATACATTTCACAATCAAAATTGCACTAATAATTTTCTTTTATTGAGTTAAATAATCAACAAATGACTAGCGGTAGAATCACCATCATCTATTTCTGGCAGGCTGACTATGGCTACATCAATCACTACAACCCAAAGCACCCGGCAATATCCTCTGTCGCGGTATGACGACCGCAACATAGCCGATCCAATACTCAGGGCAGAGCTGCGCAAAGAGGTGATGCTTATGTGTGAATCGAACGACAAGAATCTGACGATTTATTACGTTCTTCCCGATGAGCAATATCGCCCGGATTTGCTGGCTTACCGTATGTGGGGCATAGCAGAGCTACGCTGGGTTGTGACGCTCGCCGCCGGGCTTGAGGATGAGTCTCAGGGTATGACTGTTGGCAAAAAATTAAAACTCCCACCTGCCACCTGGATCCGCGAAATGATTCGCCATTTCCAATACGACGGCCAGGTAATAGGGACATTATCCATTGCGTAAGGGAAATGAATGCCAACTGAATATGCTCGCGACAACCTTGGTCGCTATCAGACTGATGGATTAAGTGCAAAAGACTTTAACAAGGTCTTCGATCTTATCCGTAAACAGCAGCGTCAGAATCGGCGAAACGCGCGACGTACACTCACCCCAAGGATTATGGGGATGCGTAACCGCGAACTTGAGGCATTCCTCAGCCTTGGGAAAAAGAAAGATGGCACCTACTTTACGCCCGAAGATATACGCAGCTTCAACACCTCAAGGCAGGCTCATAAAACAAAATTCAAGAGCACGGTACCCGGCATTACCTATGCTCAGCTGGTGGCGCAGTCCACCAGCATTGATATAAAACGCGCTAACAACAAAGTTTCTGATGGCACAGGGATCAAAGCCGCGACATTCCTCGGGCTAAAACACAACCTTGCATTGATATCTGTTAATGCCTCGGATGAGTCGGTCCACCAGCATCACCGTGTCAGAATTCGATTTGAGGAATGGGATAAAGCCGTTGAGGATATTGCTGAAGACGGTGCGAAAAAAGCCCGAATCGCTGCCGATCTCTGCAAGGGCCGGGTATCTTTCGACTGTGATTGTGGACGCCATCAATACTGGTATCGTTATATGGCCACTGCTGGTAACTATGCTGTCGCGCCGCCAAAAGAGTATGCCTTCCCCAAGATCCGCAACCCTGATCTGACTGGTGTAGCCTGCAAACATGTGTTGCACGCTATGACGCGTTTTCAGTCTCCCACATGGCACAAGGCCATCATTATTGCCCTGGAAAAAGCAGCTGAACAGGTAGCCTTCGGCGATGACAAGCGGAAGACAACAACCTATTTCAAAGGCGAACTGGCTAAATCGCTCGCGCGCAACCGGACAACAACGACGGATCAGGCTAAAGCTGCGCGTGAGTATGAGCTGTATCTGAAATCTCAGGATGCATTAGGCAAAAAACTACGCGCCAAAGATAGCGCCACGGACAACGTTCGCCGGTTGTTAAAAAAAGCTCGCACCACGGCAAACAGGAAGAATGCCGAACTAAAAGCATCGCGGGTGAGGGAAGCCCAGGCTCGCGCTGAAGCCGACGCCCTCAAAAAAGCCCTGCAAACGCAGGCGAACAACCTCATAAAGTTTTTCATGAGTCAGGGAATGGACAAGGCCGCTGCCACTGCGCAGGCGCGAAGCATTCTTGAGACACAAATTAACGAAGCCCGTAAACGGAAAGGATAATCGATGGCTGGTTTCTTTGATGACATGTTTGAGGACACAGAACCATCACAACAAGTGACTGGTGATAACCTCCCGGACACCGAATCGGATCCGGATATTCCAGGCGAAGGTTCTGAACTGATTGAAGAGGAAGATATTGATGCTGAAATCGAAACCGATGGTGTTAACGTTGGTAATATTGTTGATCCTGTGGAGGACAATCACCTTCCCAATCTGGATCACGGCCTGCTTAGTGATTCTGGTGTGCGCCACCGTTATCAAGGTCATGCAGTTTTTAATAACCTTGTGCGGATGGACTGGCTCAAAGCAATCAAGCTAGACCCTGACTCATTCGATGCGGTTCTATATCGCGCAATACCTTACAGAGACAAAAATGCACCTGAAACGGCATCTGAAATAATAGAACCGAACCAACGCATATATGACTATCAGGATCCAGAACTGATAACGGCCCTCGACTGCCCGGATGAGATGGACGCCTTCTACGCGCTATACGACGGCAGTGATAATACGGGAATTAGCGACAGTGCTTTAATCCTTCGGTTGGCCGCCGTTAATGTGCCAGTGGGTTCTATGCTCGAATGGCTGGAACAGCTGTCAGACGGCACAACCATTCGCCGCTTCTGGTACATCCATAAAATATTCAATTACGGCACTGTGAACCGCCCCGGGTTTCCTGGAGAGTGTTTTATCTGTGAACTCAGGCTGCCAGATCATC